AACAAAAAGAACATAGGAGAGATGTATGGAGATATCTTTAACGAGCTCCCCGCAGGCAATAATACGTTCGACAAAGCTCTTAAACTCAGTTCTAAACTCCTTGCGCCGTCGAGGTGGGGTCATAACGTCGCCCGTGCCATTGCTTACAATGGTGAATTCGACTCAACATTTGAGGCTGTACAGAAATATCGCGCGGGCGTTATTGATGCCGACAGGCTCATGCGGGATACATCAATCTGGTTCTACGACAAACCAGAGATCAATAAGATCCTCCAATTAGCGACGGATAAAGGGATTCCTGCGGAGGAAGTGGCAAGACGATCGGCTCTACAATTGGTGGATTTAACACTCTGGCCTTACCGTCGTGGAGCTCAACCGACGTTGTTGAGAACTGGTGCGGGACGTATCTTCGGCCAGTTTGGTATGTGGCCGTTAAATTATATGGATTTTCTCCGTAGGATGGCAACAAAGGTTTCTGACTTCCACGGACCAGCATTAAGAACCGTCGGTACCTGGATGGGAGCTAACTTTGCCGCGGCTGCTACAATGGAGGGGATCTTCCACGCAGATGTGGGAAAATGGTTCTGGTTAAGTCCAGCAGGATTCGGAGGTTCACCTCATTTAGAGCTCGCTCAAAACTTAATGAAAATGGCTGAGGAAACCCAAGACGGGAGAGAGGCACGTCGTAAGGTATTAGAGTACCCCTTAGACTTCGTCCCAGCCTCAAACGAGATAAAAACCATCCTGAAATCTATCGACGAAGGTGGACCCGCATTCACAGACGACGGCCACATCTCAGACAACTTCACGCGTATCCTAGGCTTCCGCCCGTTAAACGAAGCTCACGAACAGCGTCTGCAAGACTTGAGCCCAGAAGACAGGATAAGGTATGAGTTCGGATATAAGAAGGAGAAACCATGAACGTCCAGATGAACGTCATACCTCATCAACAACAACGGTACGATACAGCAGGTGATTGGTGGTTGGATGTGGAGACAGACACGCTGAAGATCAATGTTTCCTTTTTAGGAGACTGGAAGATGGAAGCGTGTTTAGGGTTGCACGAATTGATAGAAGCAATCCGGTGTATGGCCGATCGGGTTGATCAAAACCTTGTCGACCAGTGGGACCTAAACTTCAAGGGAAAAGGAGAACCTGGAGATGATCCCAACGCACCCTACCACAGACAGCACGTCCAAGCATCAATTGTGGAACGTACCTTAGCACGCCAACTCGGCGTCGATTGGAATAAATACGAACAGAAACTGGAGGAGTTGAAATATGAGCATGAAGCCACGAATCGGCGATAAACCACATGATATACCGGGAGTTGTTAACCAGACTAAGGATGTTGTGGAGGTGGGAGGAACGATTGTTCCCGGAACTGTAACTCAGCCGAAGGTGGAGTACTGTCACCCAATCCCAGGGACGGTTTCCCAAAAATACGAAGGAGCGGAGAAAGAGAAATGAGAACGGTTGAAGCACTCGCTGACGCGTTCATGCACCATGAAGGGTGGTTTCCGGGGAGTAGGTCGAACCGGAATAGAAATCCTGGCAACCTCCGCGCCTTTCAAAAATCCCAACCTGTTGATAGTGGAGGGTATAGGGTTTTTGCTTCATTAGTTGATGGCTATCAAGCTTTGTTAGATGATCTGTCAGCGAAGCTGAACGGTAGTCATGGGTTGACGAAGGAATCTTCTCTTCTCGATCTACTCAACATCTACGCTCCAGCTGGAGACAACAACAACCCGAGTGCTTATGCGGTGGCAGTAGCTCAATGGGCTACAACAGCACTCGGTAAACCAATTACAGTTCACACAACTTTGGGAGAGCTGCAAACAGCATGAAATTTCTACTTATGTCGCGTAGCGGAGACGGCTTGGCCCTAGCCCGCCGTCTCTCTGAAAACGGGCACGATGTGGCCGCGTGGGTTATGGATCGTCGTGCGAAGAAAAACTTCGATGGGTTGGTGAAGAAGGTAGACAAATGGTCTGACTTCATCGACGCCAAGACTATTGTAGTGTTTGATTCTAACGGGGGTGGGAAGACGGGAGATATGATGCGGTCGAGGGGTCACCACGTCATAGGTGGTTCCGTCTTCCACGACCAGTTAGAGATGGATAGGGGTTTAGCTTTCCAACTGATGGAGGAGGTTGGGATTAAAGTACCTCCAACTGAATCTTTTACAGACTGGGAAGCGGGTAAAGCTTACACCAAGAAGTTCGAAGGCCGTTTGGTCTTCAAACCCTCTGGAGAGTTGGCGAAACAAGGAGCTGATCTCGGCATCGACTCCTACGTCTCCTACGACTCCGAAGACATGATCGCGATGCTTGACTACTTCCAAACCCTCGCTGGCTCTACCCCCGCCGAGTTCGAGCTTCAAAAATTCATTGAAGGTGGGGTAGCAATCTCCACCGAAGGATGGTTTAATGGCAAAGAATTCATGCTCCCGTTCAACCACACTGTGGAAAGAAAACAACTCATGGATCAAAACTTGGGTCCTTCCGGTGGCTGTTCTGGGAACTCTGTCTGGGCTTGTACTTTCAACAACCACATCATTGACGACGGAATCGCTCGTATGGCTCCTACTCTTCGGAGTTTTAATTACATTGGACCTATCGATCTTAATTCGATCGTCAATGAGCAAGGGGTTTGGGCGTTAGAGTTCACACCGAGGTTTGGGTATGATGCTCTCCCCGCGTTTTTGGAACTTTATCAAGGGGATATAGGGGAGTTGTTGGCGAGTTTGGCGATGTTGACCTACCCGAAGGAGATGGTGTTAAAGTCGGGGTTTGGATCGGCGTTGAGATTGTCCATTCCCCCATACCCCTCTGAGGAGTATCGTCCAAAAGGTGGAGTCCCCATCCGAGGCTTTGAACGCAAAGACCGCGACCACCTCTTCTTCTACGAGGTACGTCTAAACAACCAAGATCAGTTGGTTACTTCTGATTCTGGCGGAGCAGTTGTTGCAATCACCGGGCATGGAGAGTCTATCCCCGGTTCACTCTGGGGTCCGTATGAGTTGGCGAAGGCAGCACGGATCCCTGACAAACAATACCGTACCGATATGATTGAAAAGCTCTCGGAGGATTATTCACGCTGGGAGACTTTAGTTCAAATCGGTAAAACCTTAAGCAAAGGAGCTTGATATGGGTACTACACCATCACCAAACCCCAACCCTCAGCCTGCAGTCTCAGCAATTCCTCTACCTTGGTGGGTAAGTTTCTCCATCAACTCTGGAATTGCCGCATTGCATCTGGCGTTGAGAAATCCCCACTATGCTGTAACACTTCAAGAGACGATGTATGAACTTCGTCAGGCAATTGATGCAACCTACGGTCCAGAACAACTGTAGTTGAACTGCCCTTAGGTATACGGAGAAGGTGTACTTCAAGGGAGAAACAACATGGTTGAATGGATAAATCACAACTACCCTGCGATGTGTGCTATAGGGGGACTGGCGGTAAATTTAGCTACCTTGGTTATTATGGGGTATCAGCATAGACTGATGTGGAGGGATTATCGCCATCGACACAAAATCAACGGGAAGCATACGCAGTGAGCGTGGGAAGCGTTTCGAGAAGTGGGTTAGGATGAGGATAAAGAAAATCCAAAGGAGGATGTTTAGACGGTTCAACCATATAGAAGGGGAGAGGTACAAATTTAACTTCAAACACACAACCTGGGAGGTTATTAACCCGATGAATGTGTATAGAACAGGGAGATAACCTTCTTCACCATCAATAACATAACCAGCTAGGGTGATGAAGATGGCAGACATCACCAAGGTGCCAAGCAGATCCACCCACCAGGTGACAAGGGTGAATTTGGATGGGAACCAGTCGAAGGTGATCATGAGTAGGAGAGTGGTAGTAAAGCTATACAACGCCATTATCCAGACCACCTTCACCTTACGTGTGATACATGTGTATAGAAAACCTAGCTCGATGAAACATTTCAAAACCCAGAGTGTTAAAGTCCAATTAGACATAAGGAGATTCTCCCATGAAGTTGATTGTTAAGGTTGTTGCGTTTGTAGTTTTGGCTGGAGGTTCGATATACGGAGGAGTTACCCTCTGCTGCGGTAACCCCCCTTGCCAGCCGCCGATTGTGTGTAAGGTTAAGTAGATAATTCCTCATCAGGTTGCTCCCCCCGGAGAAAGGACCGCACTTGGTCTTTGTAACTCTCCGGGGATTCTTGTTCTTCGATTGTAGAGAGGATGTCGTTGAAGTCGAGAGAACGGAATGTGTGGCCGAGTAGGTTGATCTCCGTTCCTAATAATGGTGGAAAGTATACCATCTGACCCACTTTAAAGTTTTCTTGGATAAGAGGGTCGATAGAGGTAGCGAGGATAAACCCAATTGAGTTGCGTGGTCTCTCCTTCTGCGCTGCTACACCTATAAGCCCTGCACGTTTATATTTCTCTTCGATCGTGAGGGTAGAAGTTATAGTACGGACGATAATCCTCCCACCGATTGGTTTTGGGATTTTGATAGTTGGAGTTATACCTAAAATCGCTTCCATACCTTCGTGTCAAGCCCCTTTACCCCCGCTGTATTCTCAAACGGGTGTTTGATTTGTGAGAATGTGAGGAAGATTATCTTCCCGGTTTCTGAGAGAAGTTGTGCGTACGACTCCTCAAGTATATACATCTCCTTCTCATCTTGGAAGACGGTTGAGGAGTGAGTGATACGTTGAACATCACACCAAACCCCGTCGTGCAGGTATTTACTCCCGAGCTGAACTGACGTCGACACCGACAGCCTCCAGGTTTTGAAGAATGCGTTTGTATCTATCATCCGGGTTATAAGGTAACCATTGAGCATTGAAATCACATTCAGTTCCAACTTCATCCCATATAATTCCATTATCAGGATGAGTTAAAGACAATCCGTGAGTCCACGCTCTCCACACTGGTGCAGAAGAGTCGATTGAGTCACATTGTGCATCCCTCAACATATTCAACTCATTAACGTTGCCCTTCACCATTCCGAAAGCGTGGATGTAGAGTTGGTCGCCTTGGTAACGCCGTTTAAGAAACTCACACGCTCTCACACGTGTTAAAGGGTCGATGTAGTAATGGGTACAGAGAGCTCTGGGGAGGCCAATTCCATCCAGTGGTAGCTCCTCCACCATCCTAATCAACCCCTCCATCCACCCTAGGATGTTTCCTTTTGTGGTTTGGGGCACCCCGATAAACTTGCAACCCAGTTCGCGAAACTCATCATAGTGGTGATCAAGGAAGTGTTTCGTCGAAGCGTAAGTACGTTCCCAGTCTTGGTATAGTTCGTCGGGACACACGATATACGCTGGTTTGTAGAAACGAGCGGCTTCGGCGAACTCTGTAGAATTGACTGATTTCCCGAGTTCGTAGGCTCCGTTATCCAGGATAAGAGTGTCCCCATTTTCTCTCCTTGCTTTGTAGAATGAGCGGTACCTCTCATCCTTGATCTGGGCTAACACCAAGTGGGTTTTGGAGAGTGTTGCATACCTCTCCAACCCCGCTATCGGACAAATAATCGCAAAGTTCATTAAACTCTCCTTCGTAGAAGTTTCGGTATTTGGAGATTAAAGCTGTTGAAATGTCGAGGAGGATGGATAACTCCTTGATAGTTGTGGTCCATATCACCCTCTGGTCTAAATGAAACAACTTCGCTCTTTGGTTAGGACTGTAACGCGCACCCCCTGTAGGTCGACGATCAATCTTACAGTGCTCGAGTCTGCGTATAATCGTGTGCATACCATAATTCAGCCTCCGGTGGAGTTCTTCGATTGATAGATGTTGAGTTGTGTAGAGATCGGTCCACATGGATTTTTCATCCGTGTAACCGAGATCACGCGCTACCTTAACCCAGTTTTCAGCCATTGTTTGTTACCTTATTCCAGAATATAAACATGCCCCAACACCCCATTCTCCTCTCTCAACTGCCCCGCTTCCTTGAGCGACGAGATAACGGATTTGACTTGGGTTGCTCCAAACTTGTACTGCATCTTCCTAATAAGATTGGAATGTGCAATCGTCCCACCTGCAGCTCGAATAGCTCGCAGGATGATTTCAGCATCTTGACCCGCTTGAGTTTTGAACAACTGTCTAAAGAGATTAGGCAGGAACTTTTCGTTCCAGTCAAGTATTTTGACAGCTCTCTCAAAGCACTCCTCACAGATCGTGTGGATGTCGTATTCATAATGGGTTCCTACGTGGAGGCACATCGCCAAACGAACGACATGCCCTTGTTTACGTTGATAATACGTCCCTAACAACTCATGTTCGGGGTGTTGGGAGTCAATCGTGTGTTTGCGGTACCACGTGCAGAATTTACATTTACAACCGGGAATACCCGTATGGCCTTCGATTTTGCAAGCCCCCATAAATGTATGGAACCAGGCGAGTTGCATCATCAGTCTTTCTTTGATAGTCGGGTCCCCAGGCCTGGGTATTGGTTCACAGCGCGCAGAGGACTCTTGGACGACAAGAAGATTTCGTGCGACAAATCCACCACCAAATGTATCCTCCGGGATGTTAGTAACAAACCAATCAGGGGTGGAGCACATAAGTACGGAGATAGCGATGTTTCGTAACGGAGTCTTACCTCGCATAATCGTACCAGAAGCCCATTCGTCCGGACAGTCCATAAACCGAGTAATAAGTTGTACCAACCCTTCGTTGTACTTCTGTTTATTGAGAAAAACGGCCATCTCGGGAGCATATATAAGTCCAGTCGCATTTTCACCTTTCATGGAGTCGATTAGGGCTTCGGGAGTTAATTTCTCACTGTAGATTGGAGTGATCTGGAGTTCTTGTAACATCTTAACGATAATATCCGCTGCGGAGGTTTTCCTAAGGCCGGAGGGCCCCAGAATAATAACACCCGTCGCAGGGTAAAAGTTAAAGTACCCCATGTCGACCCAGATCCTGCGGTTGCATACCGCTGCCACGCCGACAACTGATGAGAAAAAATGGTATGGGAGAGGCGCTTCCGCCCGAGAGGTATATTCCACGTAATCTCGAAAGAAACCAGTTTCAGGAATGAGAGAGTTAAGCTCCCGCTCAGCCAACTCTGGATCGTAATTGGAGCGTTTGTAGTTTGCTCCGACTTGATTCCCGTTAAGGGAGGAGTTGGAGTTCCCATTCCCATTTTGTATCCCATACACCACCTCAATTAACTCATCGGTTGAAATCTCAAAGGTTTCGCAGACGAGGGATTTTAAAGCGTCCCGTTCGTCCACCGGCACCGACCCCGCGTGTAAAGTTCTCAAAAACTCCGTTACACGCCCGAAAACCTCAGAAGAGCGTGGGTATTTTCTACCTCTTATCGCTTCCTTAAACTGTGCTAACTGCTCTAGCACTGTTCTGCTCATACCAGCTCTCCTTGGTGTGGACGTTTTGCCAGTTGGTACCTATCTTCGTCTCGCATCGCAAGAAGAAACCGTTCATTTCGGGGATTGGTCTGGAGAGGGTTGAGCTAACGAGTTCACATGCATTTGATGCCACTTCAACACGTTTAGCAGCCCCTTGGATATTGCAGACAACTGAGTCATGGACCGAAAAAAGAACTCTTGATCGCTCCCCGAAAGTTCTTGGGAGGCTTTCTGTAAGTGGGAGGATAGCGTTTCGAATAAGGACGTCAACAAGAGTTGTCTGTCCTGGGAAAGCGAGGATTTGGTTATGCTGTCCCCTTGGGTTAGGGAAACGACGCATTCTCCCAAAGACAGTTTGTAGATATCCATCTCTTGTCGCTCGAAAGATGAGCTCACCGTGGAAGGGAGCAACTCTAGTAAACTTTTTATGGTACCAGTCCAGTAACCATTTATATTTAGACTCCACTGCTCGTCTACCGTAGGTGAACCCCAGAGGGTAGCTCTTCGTAACAAGAAGCTTCCAGGGTTCGATGTCTTTCCGGGCATATTTCTTCTGCCGCGGCTTTCCTTCTTGGAAATACGGCTCTTTCCAGATTTCTTCGTGGAAGAATCCATAACAGTAATCTCCGCTTTCGTGGATGGTTAACAACTCAGGGTCTTGGGTGTACCAGGCGTAGATGAAGAATTCAGCTTGGCTGAAATCACTGACGAGGATGAGATCATCGGGATGGTCTGGGATGATAAGACTTCTTGGAAAGGTTCCACCAAGTGTTTCGGGAATAGTTTGGAGAGATTTATCAACAAGCTGTATTCTGCCACCTGCTTGTCCGTGCAGCTTAGCTCTAGTTCTAACTCTCCCATCACGATCCGCCAAGTCAACAAAATCTGAGGCTTTTCTAAGGGTGCGCATTTCTCTGATGAGTGAAGCAAGTTGGACTCCTTTCTTTGCTAGGGTTTCTAACGCTTCATCATCCATGCAAGGGGTGAAGGTGCCGTTAGGTCGCTTTTTCTTTGGGACGTTTAACCCCATTGCTGTGAATAGAGTGACTAACTGTTTGGGAGAGCCCCAATCAACTAAGGGTAGCTTCTCGTTCCAGAACTTCTCATATGCTGAAAGAGTTTTCGAAAGCGTTACCAACATCTGCATGGAGGCTTTGGTGTCGTAGTTACAACCCTTAGTGCGCCAAGGTTCAACGGCTTTGATGACAGGCATAAGGGACCAAAAGAGCTCTTCCATATTGGTTTTCTTACGACGCATCTCTTTAAGACATTCCTGTCCTATCTGGAGAGCCCCGTAAGTATCACGGCAGTTCCCTATAGTGTTGTATCTCATTGGATCCAACTTCCGCCAGTTTTTGTAATACCCAAAGTTACAGTAGTAAGACTCTGCGGTAGCTAGATCAAATGACATAATATCCGACCACAGAAGATAAAACGCAATCATAGCATCGGCGGGTTTAATACGGTTAAGGCTCCATCTTTTCCCGAGATGGAGAAAGTCAAAGCCACCGTTGTACGCCCATAGTACGACTTCATTCGGTACTCCATCGCCGAACAGTGGATCAAGCAGATGGAATTGATCAGGATGAACTCCGATACTTTCTCCAACTGCAGCTGAAAGCCCGATAAGGCTAATAGGAGTCTCGATAACTGAGTCCAACTCATCTTCATCAACAGAGGCTTCCGGAGTCTCAATATCAACTGCGCCTTCGCGTTGTAGGATGATCCGTTCAACGTATTCAATAACTTCCCTGTCAGATGCGTGTTCAGTAAAATTATCTGGTGGGATGATTCTAACACCTTCCGCAAACTCTCCAGCACGCTGGACATCATGCTCGAATGAAGGTGCATTGAGAAATCCTGACCGCATGACAAAACTTGGGTGCACCGCACCGAGAACAATCCGTCCGTCTGCCAAACGGAGGGGACAACCTCGAAGCCACGCGGAGGGGTTTGATTCAGCTGATTTTCTGTTATGGACAAATTTAATATCCTTTCCAGTTAATCCATCAAAAGCTTCCTTACCAACTGTAAGTATTGTTTTGCAGTTAGGGAGAAGGTCCATCTCGCGGTTGAGGAGAGGTCTGCAGTGTTTAACCGCCGCCGGCTCCACTTTCTCTCCCGCGGGTACATAACACTTAACCATATTACTAACGTAATTCTGGGCCCGGGAAATACCAGCTTTTCGAAGTGCAGTGTTAAGCACCTCACCCGAGGGGCCTGAGAACGGTTTGCCCGACTCCCTTTCCCTATCACCCGGAGACTGTCCGAGGATGAAGAGCTGAGCTGCGGGGTGGCCGTCTCCTCGGACCATGGGGCGATCGAAGTAGGGGCAACCGGTGCAGGTGGAAGGCTTTTCACTCATTTACCGTGCCCGTTTCTAGCGAGTTCGAGGAACCGCCTTTCCTGATCGGGGTCCGTCTGAAACTCTCCTCGGATGCTGTAGGTTCTGAAATCCCCCTTGGTGTGAACCCCTCGTATCTTGGCGCATCCGTGTTTTCCAGTGACGACACATGCCGCACCTTTACATTTTGGGAGGACTTCGTAGATTTTATCGATAACGTCATTTGTGAACTTCTCCTGGAGGATTGGACCACGGTTGATGTCGTGGAGTAGTCTAGCTAACTTTGATAGACCAAGAACATGTCCGTTAGGGATGTAGGCTACATCTACAGACATCTCAACAGGGAGGAGGTGGTGAGGACAAAACCCCCATATCTCATGCCCACGGAGAAGGATGAAGTTGTTGTAGCGCTCTTCAAATGTAGGGTATTCTACATCCGGACAGTTGAATATTTCGTGATACATGCGTGCAACTCTATCTGGCGTTTCGAGGAAATTCTGGTCTTTAGTGTCACAGTTCAACCCCTGAAGGATTAACTTCACACCGCGTTCGATTTTACCGTGGTCCACTAGTTAGCTCCTTCGTGCGACGTTCGATCTCCCGTTGGATATACCAAATGGCCTTTTTAAGGTCTTGGAGCTCGGTGGAAGTAGAGGTGCCTTTAGATTTGTGTGGAGCCCTCCAAAGGTATTTAATAGCATTACCTACATTGAAGGGTAGCCATTCAACCACATCAATACATTCAATTCCTGCAGGGTGAGTATTGTAATGAACAGGATGGTTAACAGGATCAGAAGTTGTTTTACTGCGGTTAACTCCGACACTGTCAAGCCGTTCTTGTACACGTTCACCTTGAATAGCAGCAGTGTTAAGTATTTCCCTAACTAAAGGGATAGCATTTGATCTATCTCGAGCTGCCTTTTTCGCGTTAAACCTCGCCCGACGTTCCGCTGACCATTTAGACGATGATGTTTTTCTTTTCTTCGATATAGCCATGTTTCTTCGCCTCTTTCTGTAAGTATTTCTGGAGTTCAATCTCCCAATCTTGTTTTTCTTCTGTCTCGGGTGCTCGGGTCATATCAGTGAGGAAGGCTTCCCAGAAAACAAGGGCTTCCGCTTTGGGGTCGGTAGACCCAGCATCTGTGTTGTAGTGACGTGTACATTCTTCAGAGGTAACGGTGTTGATAGCTCCGACGATCCAGCATTCTTTACCCGCGTGGTGGTAGTGACGTCCGAGGTACAGGTAGTATTTGTGAGACCAAGACATTGTGTCTTGTTCGATGATGCATTTTGGTTTGCGGAAGGAGATGTGTGGGTCGCTCATTGTAACCCCAATAACTTATGGAGCTGGCAACTCAACCTCCATGTTGGGTGGGATTGTAGAACTGCGAGGGCGAGTTTGACGTTCTCTTGGTTGATAGTTTTTTCTCCATTTATGGGAGAAACAAAAACATTTTCCATTCCAGGGTGAAGCATCACTGCAACTTTTTCTTCATCCCATTCTTTATCCACAAGGAATTTTATCTCGTTCGCTAACATCATCATACTGTCAAGACAATCCCATTTAGGGGAGACAGTAATCCACACTCGTTTGTTGTGTTGAAGAGCTGATATAAGGTTAATTGTTCCAGAGGTTTCAATGTGGATTTGGATCCCCTTCCGAAACGCTTGTTGGAAGAATCCCGAAGAGATCAAACTTTGTTGATGGATGAGAGGTTCCCCCCCGGTAAGACAGATGTGTTTTTCCCAGGTTTCGCCGATGAGTTCGTCTACAGTTTTGTAGGTGTGGCAGGAGAAGTCGGTGTCGCAGGTGAAGAAGCGGCCGTCCCAGGTTTGGCACATTGAACCTGTAGCTCCTCCAGATAAGATAGGATGACCTTCTAAAGCATTGTGTTTCTCTCCCCAATCTTTAGAAGCCTTCTTCCCTACAGGACATCCCGCCAAACGAATGAAATGCATTGGGGTGCCGACGTAGGTCCCTTCTCCTTGCAGACTATGGAAAGTCTCCGCGATAGGCAACCCTTTATCTCGACTTGTAGGCGTTGTGGATTGTTGTATCGTGCTCATACACCTTCTCCATTTCTAATCTCAATGGGGGTTTACAGAGATGACAGATAACCCAAGGTCCTCTTACCTTCTGTATCTCGGTTTGTATAAAACCCGCCAACGTCCTTAGGTTCTTGAAGTCGTACAGGATATCAGCGGGATTGGCTTTTTGTAACAACACCATTAGTCCTGCGATACGGTCTACTAAACTCGTAGGGAGGATGATGTCAGCGGTTGGGGTTTCACTCATTTTAGTACTTCCCCGGTCGTTGGGACTTCTTGGGTTTCTTTTTGGTTTTCTTGGGACTCATAACGTCTAATTATCTCCTTTCGTAGGGCTGAACGTTTACGTGTGTGGTGGGAGCGATGACAGGAATCGTGACACCACACGAGGTTCTCCGGTTTGTTGTTCTCACGGTTTTCGTCGATGTGGTGCAGGGTGATGTCTTGAGGGAAACGTTGGTGGTGTCGGTGTCCGAAAGTTAGGCCTTCGACTAATACTCCTATACGTTTGGGCGAGTCGATGAGATAACACTGACAGAAGTAACACTTCTTGTCGTGGAGGAAGAACCAGGCGATCTCTCGTAACATCTGGAGTTCGGATTTGGTGTCAGCCCGCATTATTGTTTGCCTAGTTGATTGAATTCTTCCCAAGTTAACAAACACGACACAGTACACGTCTCATCTAATGTTAACGACGAAAACACTTGGCCACGTTTGACAATTTGGCGAGCGATTTCGATCAGGAGGTTTTCTGAGGTGGGATTGAAGAACTTAAGTACCCCTGGCTTCTCCCATATAAGCCATCCTACACCTTTAATCCCTCCCGATTCTGGTTTGTGGAGAATAGTGACTCTATCTGTCTCCCAAGCTCCGAGATGTGCATGGTCTAGATCATCAATAATCGGTTGGATAGAGGATTTTATATCTCCATAATCAACTACCATACCTGTTTCTTCATCCACAGGCCCGCGGACGTAGACTGTTAGTTTCCATGAATGGCCGTGGAGGTTAGAACACTTCCCTTTGTGGTTGGGTAAAACATGAGAGGCTTCAAACGTGAACTCCTTACAGATCTCCATTAAACTCTCCAAAAACTGCAGAGTGAGCATCGCCAGAGCTGGGTGCTCACCCCGCGTTAGTTTTTAACTACTTCAACCCTAACCGTTTACGTCGACGATCGTTAAACCGTCGTTCATAACGGTTTTCGTAGAGCACCACAAAGATGCACCAGAGGGTGATAAAAACTACCCCCGTCATGCAGCTTTAACCGGTTTGAGGATCAGTCGGTTTTCACCAATTTCGTGAACCCGAAAGACAACTCCTTTTACGGTTATTTCTTCTCCTTGGGAGAAGAGGAATTGGGGTGAATTCTTTCGAAACTCCTCAACTTCTGCTGGAGTGTCGAGTGGACGGAGTTCGTTACTTCCTGGATCGTATCCCATGTTATTTCCCCTTTGGATTGGAACCCTTACCTTGTTGCATTGAACGGATAGACCAGGGCGCGACGTTTGCGTATTTCTTGTCCCCGTCGGTGTTGTGTACGATGTAGGCATAAAACTCCCCATCCTTAAGTTTCTCGGGATCATGCCCTTCAGGACCAGGGTTGTAACCTACAGCTGCGTAGTAGAACTTCAACTTCGAAAGC